GCCCCCTCCAATACCGCCACCACCGCCGCCACCGCCAGCAACTATTAAATAAGATACTGAAAAAGATTGGCTTGGTACAGTATTGGAAAATGTAATCCATCCTTGCGTAGAATCAATATAAACAAGGCTTGTTGTTGATCTATTGATTGCAACAGTTCCATTTGCAGAAAGTCCGTCTAATTTAGAACTATTAGGATTAATAATTAAATTATTTGTAGAAAAAGTGCTTGCGTAATCTGTTAATACTAAATAGTTTCCAGCCGAAGGGCTTGCTGGTAATGTAACTGTAACAGAGCTAGTAGTTGTATTTACAGGATAGCCATTTCCAGAAGAAGCGTTGAAATTGGCAGTTTGAACAGATTGCCAAGACAAACCACCGCTTGATGGAGCAGAACTTACCCAAGATGTGCCATTAGAAGTTAATACATTGCCTGATGCGCCTGGATTTGATAATCCTGTGCCGCCTGACGCATATCCTAATGGATTAGCTAAAGATAGATTAGCAACGCTTAAAGTGCCTGTAGAAGGCTTATAACTGAGCTTAGTAGAAGATGTATATTCGCCTGAAATTGTGCCAGTAGTGGCAGTTGTCATTGCAGGGTAATAAGTAGTGGTAGATGAAGTATCGTCTGTAATTGTTAAACCAGCAGATACAGTTGTCCAAGTTGGCGCACCTGTGCCGTTACTTTGCAGATATTGCCCCGCAGAGCCTACTGAAGTGAAATTAATTGCAGAGCTTGTAGAGTAGGCTACTGATCCAGCAGAAGCCGATAAATTGGCATTTGTACCACCATTGGCTAAAGCAACTTGTCCTACGATATTGCCAGCTTGCACAGACAAATTGCTTTTATTGACATAAATTGCACCATTGCTTGAATTTACATAAGCAACAGTTCCTAGCTTAACTGCATAGCCTGTTGGCGGTATCGTATTTTGATAAAAACCAGCAGAATAGGGCGAGAGATACAAAGTATCGCCAACGGCATAACTGCCTGTGTTAACCCCTTGAACCAATCCAATCGTGGTTACATAACCAGCAGTTCCAGTAGGAATGGCTTGATTTGCAAGACCTATTACATTAGCTGTAGTTAATGAATTGGCGATTGCTAAAGCTACATTAGGATAAGTATATCCACTAGATGTAGATGTGACATAAACAGGCTGACCAACATTAATAGTAGAGCCTGTATTGTTATAAACCTTTAACTGTATTTCTTCGCCCAGATGCACAGTATTATTTGTGACATCGTTATATTGAGCTAATGTGTGATTTGTTGAGTCATACCAAATACGCCCTTCTGCGTAACTTGGTGGAGAAATAGCAGTAAATGTTTCGTAACTGGTTACAGTAGGGGTTACTAAATTTAATCCTGATACAGAAGTTGCTGTACCGCCTAGACTAATAGTTGTGCTACCAATCGTAATGCTTGAGTTATTCAAAGCACTATTAGGAATATTGCTAAAGTTTGTGCCTTGTAGCGTAGGGGTCGTTGTATAAGATAAACCGCTATTACTTTGTAAAACGCCTGTACCTGCTGCTAAAAATGATGTTGTGCTACCCGCAGATTGATAAGGGATGCTGTAAGTAGCTCCACCAGTCAGATTTGTAGCGTAAGTAGCGTTAGTAGCATTAGTAATGAATGTAGTGCCGATAGCAGATGCTATTTGTGAGCCTGTCGCTGCTGTAAATGAACCTGTGCCATTGCCATAAGCAATTCCAGTAAGATTTGTTACCCCTGTTCCGCCAGACGGAACACCTAAAGTACCAGCTAAAGTAATGTCACCTGTTGTTGTTGTGCTTGGTGTAAGACCAGAAAGTGTTGTTTTAAAGCTACTAACACCTCCCTGAGTGCCGTTTGAGGCTACAGTAATTTGACCTTGAGCATTTACTGTGATATTGGCGTTGGTATATGTACCAGCCGTTACACCTGTATTACTAATGCTAAATTGAGTGCCTGTTAGGGTTAACCCTGTGCCTGCGGTATAAACTGCTGACGTGGAAAAGTTGCTCCAAGTCATTGCAGTAGTGCCTAAAGTGCCACCAGGTTGAGCTAAGTTATACCAAAGACTACCAGATTGACTACCGCCATCAACAAAGATTAAAGCCCCAACATATTGTGACCAAGTAGTAGAGCCTGGCGCATAGCTCCAAGCCCCGCTAGAAGCCACATAAATGCCGTTTTGAGCAGCGTTTGATTGATTTTTGACTAGGACTATGTTGCCAGCTTGTAAAGCGACTCCATCGACTGTTTGAAGCCCTGACAGCGTGATGTTAGACATCGTTGCTGCTTGGGCTGGCTCTTTCCAGCTAATTCCTAGAGCTACTGTATCTACATACAGCTTATTAGCAATATCAGTAGAGTTAACAGGAGTAGCAGTAATTGACCCTGTAGTAGTCGAAATATTGGTAAAAACGCCCGTAGAAGGCGTTGTAGCCCCAATCGTAGTGCTATCAATCGTACTATTTGTGATTGTCGCATTGGTGACTACTCCGCTTGTCGGAACAGTAAAAGGTTGGCCTTGTCCAATAAAAGTGACAAAGTTGTTCTGTAGATCAAATAAAGCCTGAACAGGCAGGATATTTTGATCTTGCGTTAAGGCTGGGCCTTTTGCCATACCTAATCCTTAGTTTTGGTCAACCATTGGCATTACATAAATCGTGCCGCTTGTTCCTATTGCTGTCATTGCAAACTGTGGGGGTACTACCATTACTTGTGGACTAGACATCGCAACGCCCAAAACAAAGCTAGTGCTGGTGCTTCCCGCTGCTGGCAATACTGCCGCAGAAGCTGTGCCTGCTGTGCCTGGCTGTAAAGCTAAGATGTTTACGGCTACAGGGTTGCTTCCTGTGTTCAAAAAGCCACAGAAATTGACCTGATCGTTACCAGCAGGGGTAATAGTAATAGAAGTAGAGCTAGTACCTGTAACAGCAACGGCAGTAGTTGGCCCAGCAAAACGAAATGCTGATGTATTTGCCATGATTTTCCTTAAGCTGCGTTAGCAGGCAATGGGTTCTCTAAACGTACAACTTGACCTACATAAGTGCCAGCAGTAGGAGTAGCAGAACCAGTACCTACGTTAGTAAACTGAACAGTTAATACGCCATTAGTAAAGCAATCAGCTTCATTTACCATAATTGTGGATGATTGTGTCCCAATAACGCCTTGAATAGAGATTAAATCAGTAGTTTGTAAGCCAGGAACGATAAAAGTATTGGCTGTACCGCTTTGGGCAGCAACTGCGCCAGGAGTCAAAGATGGGCCAATGTAGAAAGTTTCGTGGGAATTGCCACGTGTGATAGTAGTGCTAGACATAGATTTTTCCTTTGCAAAGGGTGGTGTTGTAATACTACAACGATTATATAAGATTTTCAAAGAAAAAAACCACCTTTTTAGGGGTGGTTTTCTTCATCACTACATTACTAAATTAATAGTAACCAACGCTCAAATCGTAACCGTAGATATAAACATCAACAGTAGCTGTAGCAGTAGCAGTTGTCTGATTGATATACAGAGTCTGTGCTGATAAAGCTGTGTTGGTGTCAGTAGCTGAGGATACGGTTACATAGCTAGGAGTGGTTTGACCAGTCAAGGCAGCAGTAGTCAAAACTGCTGTGCCTGAACCGCTTGCACCATTAGGAGCTGTGTAAACACCCAAAGCAACAGAAGCTACAGATTGCGTTGCACCATTGTTATTTGCGTTAGCAATAACGATAGTAGTAGGCAAATAGAGTGCGCTATTGTTGATTTGGATTGGAGTATCACCCAAAGCTGATACGCTAACGCCTTTTTGAACTGCTAAAACACGCAGAGCTTGTTGGCTGTTAAGGTTCGATGGGTGGGTTGAGTTACTAATTGCTGGGCCTGGATTTGCCATGATAATTTTCCTTTAAGTTAAGTTAATTAAGCTGCAACACGGCAAGCGAGTTCAGGATACAGATTTGCCCAACCATACAGGACATCTAAACGAGTAGGAATAGAGTCGTTGTTAATGGTGTATTGACGAACTACACGCATTGACAAACCAATTTCCTTGTCGCTTGCACGACCTGCAAAGTGAACACCTTCTGGCAACTCAAGGTCGGCTACTGCGAGAGTAAACGCATTGCGGTGCATGATGATGTTTTGTGGGGAAACAGTACCAGACTGGTTAAAGAAGCTAATTGCTGCGCTAGTTACTGGGGTTGGGATTGTTACGTTTTGGAACTGACCGCCAGAAATGATTGCTGGAGATACGTTTACAGTCAAAGTACCATTTGAACCAGAAACAGCAGAATTAACAACAAAGTTACGCAGCTTGTTTGAACCATAAGCCTGACGGTTCTGTGGGTTAACTGCATAAACGCCAGCGATGGTGAATGTATCGCCTTGATTCAAGCTAACAGTACCAGTAGCTGTGATAGTGATGTTGCTTGAAGAAGCCCAACCACTTGTCAAATAGCCAGCAGCAGCAGAAGTTGAAGTTACAGCAGTACCTGTGAAAGTACCAAACTGGTGTGCAACAATGTTCTGATCCATCTTCCAGTTCATACCAGCAGAATCACGACCCATCAAGCCTTTGCGATACTGTTCGCCAATCGCTTCTTGTGGCACAAAGAGGCCTTTCAAGCTGTCAACGATAGTTGCAGAGGTAAATGGCTCAACGATACAGCTACGACGGCCGTCACGTGGTGCGCCTTCAGAATCAAGGTAAGCAGCAGCGGTCAGGTAA